CGGAAGGCCTGGACGAGACCGCCCTGCTGACCGCCTACAACGCTCTCGTCGCGAAGCCGACCGAGGAAAAGCTCAACGCCGCCAACGGCCAGCTTGCACAGCTGACCGCCAACGCGCGCGCCGCGGAAGAGGCTGAACTGGATCAGCTGGCCACCAACATGGCCTCCGACGTGCTCTCGAAGGACGATCTGAAGAAGTTGGGCCTCGCCCGCCTGAAGGAGATCCAGGCCAACGCGACCGCCACCGGCGCCAAGGCCGCTCCCGTCGTGGTCGGCAACACGGACACCAAGGGCGGCAGCAAGTACGCCGGCTACTCGATCAACGAAATCGTGAAGGAGGCCAAGTAATGGCTGGCAATCGCATCTATCGCGGCCCCGCGGAACGCGACCCCGAAACCGTCTCCGGCAAGACCGTCGCTGGCGCCTATCTGCCCGGTACGTTCGTCGCCGAGGGAGCCACCACGCTGACCCAGGCCACGATCGGCTCCACGCCGTTCCCGCGCCTGCTCTCCAACCGCGACTTCTACAGCACCGGCCAGTTCGACACGACCGATCCTCTGCTCGTGGCCTACGCGAGCGGCGACACGGCCGTGGCCTACAAGGTCGAGCCGGGCCAGACGTACCAAGCCGCCGTCGCTGCGGCCACCTACGCCTGGGGCAGCGAACTCACGATCGGCGCCGCCGGTCGCCTGCTGGCCGCCACCACCGGCCAGGTCGTCGTCGCCTTCTCCCGCTACGTCGGCGCCCGCTCGGCCGGCGACCTGATCGACGTCGAGATCGCCAACTTCTACGCGAAGGTCTGAACCATGCTCCTGCATACCAACGAACAGCAAGCCGCCGTCAACCAGGCGCGCGAGATCTTCGACAACACCGAGGAAGCCTACGGCCGCGCTGGCACGGGTCTTCTCGTGGGCAACAGCGCCCCGATCGGCCCGGAAGCCTGGCGCCGCATCGACCAGCGCGTGACGCGCGTGCAGCGCAACGTGCTGTCGGTCTTCGATCGTCTGGCTCGCGCCAACACGACCCCGGTCGGCGTCGGAGACATCATGAGCTACTACCCGAAGATCACCGACAGCGGAGAGGCCCAGGTGAGCATGGACGGTCGCAGCAACGCCCTGCAGGACCAGGCGAACGTGACGTTCGTCGGCACCCCGGTGCCGGTGATCGACAGCTTCATCCGCCTCGGCTGGCGCCAGGGCGAGGTGCTGCGCAAGCAGAACGGCATGGCGATCGACGTCGAGAGCATGGCGAACGCCGGCCGCCGCGTCGCCGAGAAGCTCGAGGACATGGCCCTCAACGGCCTGCCCCAGATCGTCGTGCAGGGCTCGCCGATCTACGGTCTGCTCAATTTCCCGGATCGCTCCACCGACACCCACGGCTTCACGCTGGCCACCGCCACGGGCGCTCAATGGCTGACGGCCGTCGGCAAGGTCATCACCCAGCTCGAAGCGGACAAAGCCTACGGCAAGGTGACCCTGTTCCTGAACTGGGGCGACTGGAGCTACGCGACGCGTACGGACTACACCGCCAACTACCCCAAGACCATCATCCAGCGGATCATGGAACTGGGCCAAGTCGCGGAGATCATCCCGGCGTCCAACGTCCCGGCGAACCAACTGGTCGGCATCGCCAACATCGACACGGGCGAGTGGGGCAGCGTGCTGTCCGCCATGGCCCCGACCTCGGTCGTGAAGAACCGCGCCAATGCGCAGGACGACTACGTGCAGGGCCACATGGCAATGGCCGCGACGCAGTTCCGCAGCGACGCCTCCGCGCAGTCGCAGATCGCCCACGTCACGCAGTGAGGCCGGCATGAAGGTCAAGATCACCAGCGTGAAAGCTCCCTGGCCCTCCGGGGCCCAGGTGGGCGATGTTGTCGAGTTCGAAGGCGACAAGGCGCCGGCCTGGGCGGCTGGCAAGTTCACCCCGGCCCCGGACGACGCCGAGGCGGCGCACAAGTACTTGCCGCAACTCGAGGTGCATGGGGACGGCACCGGCCCCGTGCTGCCCGCCATCGGCGAGGTGAACCTCGCGGTGGCCGAGCTGCAACAACAGCTGTCCAGCGCGGGCGAGACCATCCGGTCCCTCCAGGCCGAGAACATCACGCTGCACGAGCAGCTGGTCGCCGCCGGCGCGCGCATCAAGCAGTTCGAAGCCGCCGCGGCCAAGGGCTCGGACATCGACGCCCAGGCCGCCGCCGAAGCCGCCCGCGCGAAGCTGGAAACCGAGGCCAAGGAGCTGGGCGTCGACTTCCGTTCGAACATCAGCGACGAGAAGCTCGCCGAGCGCGTCGCCGAAGCCCGGGCGGCCAAACGGTGATCACGACGGCACAGGCCACCGAGTACCTCGCCGAGGCATGCGGTGTGACCGTGCCGTCGTTCATCGTCTCCGCGGCTGTCGAGCGCGTCGAAGCGGCCGAACCTGCGATGGAGGCCGCGGGGTACGACGAGGCGACCATGACGCTCGTCCAGTCCATGGCCGTCGCCATCGTGGCCTCGCCCGCCTCCCGGCAGCTGAAGTCGCAGCACGCGCCCTCTGGCGCCTCCCGCTCGTTCGACTACGACAAGAACCTCTGGTCGAACCTGCGCCGCACGCTGGCAGCGCTGGACACCGCGGGCACGGTGACCGACATCGTGGGCCCGGACCCGGCCGGCGGCACGCTCTTCATGGTGACCTGCTGACGCGGGACACCTTTGCCACCAGGCTGCCTCCCGGCGGCCTTTCTTTCGCCTGAACGAGAAGGACTGAGTCATGGCGCACATGAGCGATTTTCTGGAGAACAAGATCATCGACTGGCTGCTGCGCGCCCAGGCGATCGGCATCACCGGCGCCACGGCCGCGGCGGGTACCGGCCCGGCGAACGTCTACGTGGGCCTGCTCACCACCAGCCCAGCCGACGCCGGCGGCGGCACCGAGGTCTCGGGTGGCTCCTACGCTCGCGTGGCCGTAGCCTCCTCGCTCGCGAACTGGGCGGGGACGCAGGCGGCCGCCTCGACGACCGCATCGAGCGGCACGTCGAGCACTACATCGAACAATGCGGCCATCACGTTCCCGGCACCCTCGGCGAACTGGGGCTCGGTGGCCTACATCGGCATCTACGACGCCTCGACGGCCGGCAACCTGCTGTTCTGGGCACCGCTGACGACGCCGAAGACCGTGAACAACGGCGACCCGGCGCCGAGCTTCGCCGCGGCATCCCTGTCCATCCAGCTGGACAACTGACCGAGGGCTGATCCATGGCGCTGTCGGTCAGCGTTGCACAGCGCACCGCTACCGCTGCGCTCTCGGGTGACGACTGGATCGTTGTCACGGCGGCAGCCACCTACACCCGGAAGTCGGGCGGTGGGTCGCTGTTCTCGACCCCGTCCTTCGCGGGGTCGAACGCCTTCAACACCGGTCTCGGCGTGAACCCGATGACCTGGACCGGCGGCACGCCCGTCGCGTCCGGGTCGGTCAAGGGCGGCCAGTACTTCTACGGCAACGCGGCGGGAGGCGGGTGCACGTTCACCATCACGATCCCCGGCGGCACCACCAAGCAGATCAAGGTGTTCACCAGCCGCGGCGACAGCACATCGGGGAGCTTCCGGTGCACGGCGACGTTCTCGGGGGGCGACACTGACACGTCGAACGCCAGCGTCACCTTCACCGGTGACGCGACGTTCACGATCAGCGCGTCCCCGGCGGCCACGTCCACGCTGACGATCAACCTCAACGGGTTCGACAGCGGCTACAACGTCTTCAACTCGGCCAGCATCGAAGCTGCGGCCGGGGGCGGTGATACGGCGCTTGCGGCGGCGCTGACGGGCGTGGCCACGGCGACCGCAGCGCTCACAACTGCCATTCGGATGCAGGCGGCAGCCGCGGGCACGGCGTCGCTGACGGCCTCGCTCACGACGCAGATCCGCCCGAGCGCGGCGGTCACCGCCCAGGCCGGCGTCACGGCAGGGCTGTCCACGTCGATCCGCCTGGCGGCCACCGCTCAGTCGGCTACCACCATCACGGCCGCGCTGGCGAGCAACGCCGCGGCCCTGGCGGCAGTCGTCAGCGGTCAGTCCTCGTGCTCTGCGCAGCTGAGTACCGCCATCCCGTTGGCCGGGGCCTGCTCGAGCGCGGCGACGGTCACGGCCAGCTTGACCGCCCCGGGCGCAACCATGGGCGCGGCGGTCGTTGCCCAGTCGACGGCGACGGCGTCGCTCAGCACATCCATCCGGCTGGCGGGAGCGGCGTCGGCGGCATGCACTGTCGCTGCAAGCCTCACCACGGCGATTCGGCCGGCCGCCGCGGCTGCCAGTACCACCACCGTGGGCGCCTCCCTGTCCACCGCGATCCGGCTGCAGGCTGCGACGTCCGCGAGCACTACGCTCACCGCGGGCCTGGCCGGCACCGTCGCTGCACTTGCCGCCCAAGGGCAGGGCATTTGCACGGTCACTGCCACCCTGACGACGGCCATCCGCCTCACGGCAGACGTGATCGCGCGGGCCCAGGCGACGTCAGCCCTCTCCACGCAGATCCGCATGCAGGCGCTGGCCCAGATCGCGTCCAGCGTGACCGCCCAGCTCGCTGGCGCGGACACCGAGATGTCCCCCGAGTGGATGTTCACGCCGTCGGCCGACCGCCTCGACTACGCAGCATCCGCAGACAATCTTTCCATCGGGAGCACAACATGACCACCGGCCCGGCCTGGGACCTGAGCAACAAGGAGAAGCCCGTCGCGCTGTTCGATCCCAGTGCGATCCGCGTGATCCCCTACGACCCGTCCGCGCTGCTGGTCTCGATGGGGACCGACTATGCGTCGCACCTCGTGACGGCCGCGGAGCCGCTCGAGTGCCTGAACCAGGGCACGCCCACGCCGGAGGGGATCATCCCAATCCGCATGGCCGTAAAGGCAGGCGCCGCCTTCAGCCAGGGGAAGAAGTACCCGTTCACCATCCGCATCGTCGGGGCCGATGGTCAGCAGGACGAGCGGACGCTGTGGCTGAAACTGAAGGACAGGTAGCCGGACCGTTGGCATCAGGTGCGGGCCTACTTGGGCACGCAGACGCCTGACGCTTTCATGTTTTCCACCTTGGCGAGGGCTACCTCGCACGTTCCTTTGCTGCTGAACTCCTGCATTGCGACACCCACATGGCGACCGCCTTCGGTGGCAGACGAGTTGATTGTCAGGAAGAAGACGATGAGCACGTACATGAGGGCTCCCACTTGAAGTTGCGGGGAAATGCGGCAACTCGTTGTAGCTGACGGGTGGGGCCTACGCATCAACAGTGGAGATGACGAGAAGCCTTCCTAGCATGCGCCAGCATGTCCGCTGCCGCCTCCTGGTCCTACACCGCCCGCGCCACCCTGTGGCCCCTGCTGGGCCGTGACGACTGGACCCAAGTCGAGTCGTTCGGTCCACCGCAGGTCATCGCCTGCGACTACTCATCCGAATCCAAGCGCGTCGCCGACTCCAAGGGCGTGGAGTTCGTCACCCGGCAGATCCTGTGGACCGAGCGGGCGGACATCAAGCAGGGTGACCGGGTGCTGATCGGCGAGAGCGCCGAGGTCGACCCGATCACCGCCGGCGCGCTCGAGGTCCGGGCCGTGACCCGCGATGCCGACACGTTCGATCGTCGGGCCGACGACTTCACGATCATGACCTAGGCCGCGAATGAAGAACTACGCGAAGTCGGCAACCTTCCTCCAGCCGCTCAGCCAAGAGCGCCTGAAAGAGGTTCTCCACTACGAAGACCTGACCGGTGTCTTCTCCTGGATGCGGGGAGGGCGGGGCCGGTACATGCGACCGGGTCGCCCCGCCGGAGGCGTGGGGAAAGACGGCTACGTCTACATCGGGATCGACGGTCAGCAGTACTTCGCGCATCGGTTGGCTTGGCTGTGGGTTCATGGCCACTGGCCCGAGTTCGAGGTCGATCATCGAAACGGCCGTAAGGACGACAACCGCATCGCGAATCTCCGAGACGTCACCCGATCGGTCAACGCGCAGAACCTGCGGGAGGCACGTTCTGACAGTGCGAGCGGGGTGCTTGGCGTCTCATGGAACGAGGCCGCACAGAAGTGGGTCGCGTCAATCGTCGTGGATGGGCGGCAGCGCTTGGTGGCGCGTTCCGTGGACCAAGGTGAAGCAGCGGCCGCCTATCTCGCCGCGAAACGCGCTCACCACGAGGGGTGCACCCTGTGAGCAAGCTCCGCATCACCGACAAGATGCCGCAGTTCGTGGAGAACGCGCAGTCGAAAGCACTCCGCGGCGTCAACCAGGCGCTCGTGCTGGGCGCCGCCGAAGCGAGCGTGCTGACCCCGATCGACACCTCCACGCTGCTCAACTCCCAGTTCCGCGTGACCGAGAAAGTGGGCGACCAGGTTGTGGGCCGCGTGGGCTACTCCGCCAACTACGCGCTGCCCGTGCACGACCCGAGCAACCCGCAGAACTTCCGCCGACCGACCGCAGAGAAGGAATTCCTTCGCAAGGGCTTCGAGCGCGCGGCCGAGAACATCGAGGCGGTCATCGCCGGGAGCCTTCGCACATGAGCGCCTACGACGAGGTTCGCAACTTCATCACCCCGCTGCTCCCCGGCTGGCGGATCCAGTTCGGCGTCTGGCAGGACGGCGGCGGCGCGCACCGGTATGCGGTGATCAAGCCGAACGGCGGGCTGCCCGTCGAGCTGGTGCGGCGGCCCGCGTTCACTCTGACCTTCATCGGCGCGGAGAACGAGGCCGCCTCCGTAGCTTTGGAGGCTGCAAATGCGGTGATCGAGGCCATGCGGGTTTCGAGCGGCAATCTGGTCTTCATGCAGCCCGGCGAACCGAGCTTCTTCCCGACCAACGATGGCCGCCCGGTCTACGAGGTCGCGGTCACCGCCATCACCAACTGAAGGAGATTCCATGGGTGCATTCACCGGCCGCGACCTCGTCGTCGAGTTCGCCATCGCCAAGGAAGACGCGCTCCCGGCGTCGCTGGTGTACCAGCGCCTGGGGATGATGCGCGGCAAGGAGATGAAGACGTCCTGGGACACGGCGGACACCACCGCCGACATGTCCCCGTCGTTCACCAAGACCAGCCTCGTCACGTTCAAGTCGGTGGAGTTCTCCGGCGATGGCGTGTCGTACACCGATGCGGCGTTCAATCAGCAGGCCTTCAAGCTGCAGGCCATCAGCCCGAGCGCTGCGACCGACAACCAGCCGAAGGTCTGGCTGCGCATGACCGAGCCGAGCGGCGCGTACTGGGAAGGCCCGTTCATCGTGACCGAGTGGTCCGACTCCGGCTCCTACTCCGACGCCGTCACCTGGAGCATCTCCGCCTCCAGCAACGGCAACGTCGCATTCAACCCCGCCTGAGGACTTATCCATGGCCGCCATCGTTTCCACCAACGGCAACCAAGCCGCCCAATTCGCCGTCAACGAGCAGACGCTGACCGCGGACGACACCCTGACGTTCAACTCGGCGAAGAAGCAACTGCTGATCCTCCGCAACGACACCGGTGGCCTGCTGACCGCGACGGTCGATGGCGACGGCGGCACCACGGTGAACGTGCCCGGCGTGGGTTCGGTGAACGTGGCGGCTGGCTACGCCCTGGCGGTGGCCGCCGGCGCGCGAGTGGCCGTGCAGCTGGGCTCCATCAACGCCTACTGCAAGGGCGTGGTGCACGTCACCGGCGGCACGGGCCTGAAGGCCCAGCTGATCGAACTCTGACGGCATGCTTGTCGAATGCGGCTTCGTGCGCGTGACGACGTTGGAAGGGGTGGAGTACAGCTTCACCCCGTCCTTCGGTCGCATCGCTGCGCTCGGAACGCCGCATGAAATCGTCACGTTGTTCGCCGGCCTGCATGGGCCGAACGCCGCCCAGGATGCGGCCTATGTCCTGGCTTGTCTCAGCGATCAGGAAGATCCGACACCGCTGATCGGTTGGCGCGAGCCGGGCGAACAGCACGACGGCGAGATGCCGGTCAACATCCGGATCGAACTTGCCCGCCATCTGATGCGCCACGGGATCGTGGGGAAGGCCCGTCCTGACAACGCTGGTGATGGCAAGTTCAGCGACCACTTCGACGTGGCCGAGTACGTCTCCGCCGCCAGGGTGCACCTCGGCTTGTCGAGCGCCGACGCCGAGGCCCTGAGCATGACGGAGTTCCAGTCCATGTTCGCGATGAAGTTCCCGAAGTCCGGAGACGTCTCGGGCGCGCGTGACGTGCCCACCCGTGAGGAATACGAAGCGCAGATGGCAGCTTTCGAGGAGCGCCGCCGTGGCAACTAAGGTCGGTGACCTCTACTACGAGGTGACGGTCGACACCTCGAAGATGATCGAGGGAAACAAGGCGGCCGAGAAGTCGAACGACGCCCTGAGCACCACGCTCACGTCGACGGCCACCGCGGCGCGCACTCACGTGGTCGCAACTGAGGCTGCGGCCGCCGCTGTCCGCGAGGCAGCCAAAGCCGCCGACGCTGCCGCATCCAGCACGGGAAAGCTCGGCGCGGCGACCGACAAGGCCACGATCTCGGCCAAGCAGTTGACCGCGGCGACGCGAAACCTGCCCGCCCAGTTCACCGACATTGCGGTCAGCCTGCAGGCCGGGCAGAGCCCACTGACCGTGCTCCTGCAGCAGGGCGGCCAGCTCAAGGACATGTTCGGCGGCGTCGGTGCGGCGGCGCGCGCGATGGGCTCCTACGTCCTCGGACTCATCAACCCCTTCACCGTGGTTGCCGCGGCGGTGGCCGCGTTCCTGGTCGGGCTCACGAAGGGCCAGGCCGAGATGTCCGAGTTCAACCGCGCGACGATCCTCACGGGTGGGTCCTCGCGAGCGACCGCTGACGACCTGAACGCGATGGCGGCGGGCATGGACAACCTGGCGGGCGTCACGCGCGGCCAGGCGGCCGAGGCGCTGGGCGTGTTCATCAACGAGGGCATCCGGGGCAGGGAGAGCCTGCAGCGCTTCACCGAGGCGGCCATTCGGCTCGAGCAGGCCGGCGGCCCCGCCATCGAGAAGACGGCGCAGCAGTTCAAGGCCCTGGAGAAGGACCCGCTTGCCGCCTCGGTCAAGTTGAACGAGTCGGTCAACTTCCTCACCGAGTCGCTGTACCAGCAGATCAAGTCGCTGGAGGAGCAGGGCCGGCACACCGAGGCTGCGAAGGTCGCGCAGAACGCCTACGCCGACGCGATCAACCAGCGGGCGCCGCAGATCCTCGAGAACCTGGGTCTGATTGAGCGCGGCTGGAAGGCCGTGGGCAACGCCGCGAGGGAGGCATGGGATGGCCTGTTGAGCATCGGCCGCACCGACTCGCTCGCCGAACAGCTGCAGAAGGCCCAGGCCGAACTCGACAAGCTGCAGAACCGGAAGTCGGGGTGGGCCTTCGGCATGACCCAGAAGGACCGCGACCAGGCCATCGAAGACCAGCGGCAG